CTTGCTACGTCTAGTTCAAAATTTGAAGAAGAAGAAGTAGCCATTTATTTTTTCTTCTTTTTATCTTTGGCCAAATATTCTCTAAAAGACTTTACCATCTCATTTTGCTGTCTTCTCTGTTCCGCTGTCATTCCTACTCTATCACGGGGAGCAAATTTGTCAGAGGATTGTTTACCTACTGCGCCACCCGATGCCTTTTTAACAGGTTTTTCACCAGAATCACCGAGCGCATAACCACCCGCTACGTAACCGCCTGCTGAAGCGGGGTCCGCTGCACCTAAATTAACCCGGCTTTTAATTTTTGCCGTTTTACTTTTTGGTGGCCGACCTTTACTTTTTGAAGATTTCTCAAATAACTTTTTACCAGCTTTTAATGATTTTTTACCCAATTCTTTAACTGCTCCTGCGACTATACCGCCAGCAACATATTTTTTAACGCCGGTTTTCTTAACCATTCCACCACCGCGGAAATTCTTAGATGCCCCGCTCCCTAAATTAACCCTACTTCTATTCATCTTGCACTCTCCTGCGTAAGTTTGTTATAAAAATGTTCTCTTAATTCAAAAACATGCGGAGTGTTGTCGTCACCAAAATAATGTTGATAATACCCTGTCTGCTTTAGTTTTTTTGCCGCCTTCTGTAACTTTGTTAATTTTTGTATGAATATCATAGCATACTCAGTTTCAACTAGGGGTTCAAAAGTTCCGTCATCTATAACCCAAACGTCTTTTTGTATAAAAAAACCATTTGAAATAGCTTCGTTTAAATCAACTAAGTATTGATGAAATTTTTCTGAATCTTTTTCATAGTCTAAGTCAACCAAAATAGTTACATCAAAACAAGTATCAAAAGTAGATGTTAACGTATACAAAGACTGGTAACTAGGGCAATACTTAAAAGAAAAGCCCACTTTTTTATCTTCCCAGGTTTGTTTTGCGTAAGCGCAAACAGGTAAGTTGCCATATTCTTCGTTAGGGGTTTCTAAAGCATACTGCGACCAAGCTTTAATTTCGTCGCAAATTTCTTTTTCTAACCCCATATAGGAAGAAATATGTTCCATAGCTTACCTTCTACGCATAAAATACCGTCATAGTCCCAAATGTAGAAACAGTATATTGAACATAAAGACCACTACCAAAAAGTAGGCCCTCATCCGGGATAGTAACATCACGGGTAGCTGTTGCCGAGGCAACTGACCCTAACTTCATTTGTGATGTGCCTGCAGGCGTACTGGTTGTAAAACTTAAAGTTCCCGCAGTTCCAGAACATACAATGGATAATCCCTGTAAACGTACTCTACCCTCAAAGACTACATCACCGGCAGAAGCATTTACCCCAGCAGAAACGTTTCCTGCCGGATCACCTACTGCCGTAATGGCAGTAACAGTTTCAAAATACTTGGCACCAGTTGCAGTACCTGCATTAGCTCCAGTAATACTTTCTGTTTGAGAATCTCCATTAACGTCTGTCCCAGCAACAGTAAACGAAATACCGCTATCATCACCAGCACTTAGGATAGTTACTATTCTCCCAGCATCAAAGGTACAGGAACCGCCAGAAGCCAGAGCTCCGCCAATCGTTAAACTAGCGTCTTCTCCGACAGCCGCAGCGGCGGATATACCATCTGCATCTAAGGCTTGTGTATCTGCTGTAATAAAAACAGCCTTTACATCAGAACCGGCCATAAATTACTCCTAGATAATACCAGTAAGGTTAATTAGTGAATAATCAGTCGTTACGTTAACAATCATAACCACACCAATCACTTGTATAACATCCCCTGCGGCTGGTCCAACAGCACCAACAGCACCCAAAGGCACAGCATGATTACCTACAACTAAAGTTCCTGAAGTTAATACTGTAGCTGGTCCTGAAACTGCAAACCAACCATAATAGGCGGCTGTCATGTCCATAACTGTGACACCCATTGTTGCGCCTGTAGTGGTAGCAGCTTGACCAATTAAAGCACTGTTTGGATCAGCGATTAAAGTAACGCGTGAACTTGTTGTTATAGCGGTTGCTAAATCATCGTAGCAAGTAATTATAACTGAAGGATCGGCTGAATGATCGTGTGTTGGATTAGATTTTATTCTAAGCATTTGACCTTCACCCGCTGCATCATTGACATACAGATACCCGCCAGCGTATTGATTTAGTGTTAAATCAGTACCAGCAGTTTCAAGTGATATTGCAGTTTCACCAGCAGCGACACCAGCAGTAGGTGTTAAGTCAAAGTGATGTGCTA